TACTAATCAAAGTAACTCCCGATCTAATAGGGGTGGTGCTGGAGTAGTTTATGTTGATTTTCTGGGATAACGATTGATGTGACAATCGACATAAGTGGCACAAGGGGGTTTACATACCCCCTTTTTTGTGGCATAATACTCAAGTATTCAATGTAGGATCATGCCTCAATTTAAACTCGTCTGTACTGACGAGGATCAAACAATCTCAACTAAAGAATTTGAAGCGACTATTCTTGATGAAGTTGTAGAAAAAACAGAAGACTTTCTTAGGGGAGTTGGTTATGTTTTTGAAGAACTAAACACAGAGGTTAATCCTGTAAACAAAATGAACAAATTACATGAGGATTACATCACTACCTACAGAGATGTAGAGTGATATATAACTGTAAGTAGTTTATCGTAACTTCAAACTCACTATAATGGGCAAGACTTTTAGGCGTGGCGGTAGTGAACAGGGGAACTATTCTCCTGGAAAATCTATCCGAGATAAACGACAAAATTCGAATAAATTTCGGAATTTAAACGAAAACAATCAATCAAAAACTAACATGGGAAAACGTAAAAAGTTAGACCGATTCACTGATAATAATGAATGGTAATGACACTGATAAATTCAACAGAGGATTAGATCTCTTTGCTGAATCGGTCATGAAACCTGACCACGCACTTCGTCAATGTGCCCACAACCAAAAATGCTATCACGAATTAATGCACATTCGTGAGCATGTCCTTGATTATCTTAAAACCTTGAGACAATAATGACCATTGGCATACACTCAGCGATCCTTATTAAGGAGCAAAAAATGATATTAAAAGATGCGTTACTTTTGTATGTCTCTGACTTGCAAAAGAAGCATTTTGGTGCTAAAATAATTGACACAGATGACTATCTTTCTAAAATGAAAGAAGTAGAGGAGATAGTCAAGATATTACATCTCAATGATCTCTACAAGTATGCCAGTTGAAGAACCTGCACACATCTTCACACATCATTCTAAACTCACATTATACTAAGCATGTTTAACAAAGACATTCGCCTATTGAACAAAGTCATTCGCTTAGGAGAAAGCGGCAAAGTCCAATATACGGACGAAGAACTGATTAGGTTAAAGAAAAAACGTAATCAGTTGCGTGATTGGAAACAATCTGCTAAAATTTCACAAAACAACGGTTTCGGACACTATGAACAAAAAACTGACAGTTGAGTATGATGAGCAGTTTGATAACTGCCAAGAGCAAGAAGATGATTGGGTTTCTTCAATTATCGGATCTGAAGATGATGCAGTTTATGACGTATTAGCAAACCTATGACAACAACTAATCCCAACGCAGTAGGAGACTACGAAAATCTCAATAGAGCATTTGCTCTGCAATTTCTTGACTATGAACCCAATGAAAATCTTCTATTTAATAGTGAGTTATTGAATCGTTGTCGTGAGGAATGTAAGCATAAAATTGATCTTAAAGTTGCTACCTATGGTGGTAAGATGGTTACGAATGTATTAGAACTAATTGACATTCGTACAGTACATCCAGCAGGTAAAGAGATAAAGAATAATAAGACTGGTAAAGTTTTACCTAAAGGATTTCAGATTCGTGTTGATACTAATATCGATAGTAAGCACAAGAATTCTATTCTTGAGGATATTTGGAACGGTGATTGGAACCCTTCAATGCCTCAAATGGTGTTATTTCGTTTACCTGAAGAGTATCAATATGTTGGTGAAGATGGTGTTCAAGTAGTCTGGGGTATTGCTGATGGGTCACACCGTTTTGATGCTGCTAGTGATGCTCACCAAACAAGTGTTATCGGTTGGTTGATTGAGATGGAAGTTGATAAGATTCGTAAGTTTGCTAATGCTGAACTAAACAGAGTCAAGTATGGTGCAAAAGATAGAACCAATGAAGATATTGCTGGATCAGTTTGCGTTTCATATAGAGATGAAACATCTGATCTTTATGCAAAAATTAAAAATGCAGAGGACGGAGAGATTAATCAGATTTTACTTGATGAGATATTAACTTATCATGTTCATGTAAAAACTGCTAATGCTATCCTTCGTGCTGTTCAACATGATCCTAACGTAGTTGTTGATCGTAAACAGTATGATTCTACTCGTATGGAGAACTATCTTGCAGAACATAAGATTGACTGGATTAAAACTAAAGAGGATTATCATAACTATGTTAGTGGTAAAGGTGTAAGGGTTATTGTTCTGCAAGGTCAAGGTTCAAGTCATATAATTACTGCACATCATATATGTCAGTTGCAACGAATCAGTGATAAACCTATTACTGTTGCGTTCTCAGTTGATAAATCAAGTAAATTAACCAAAGAAAATGCAGAGGCAGAACGTCAAGCATTTAAACGCAAAGTGATTAACACTATTAAGGTTATGGGTGAAGGGTATAAAGCAATGTTTGAGGATCTAACAGCAGTAAATCCTAGTTGGGTGTGTTTCCCTGAACTTGCTGATGAATTTGATGGTGGTCTAATCAACCTAGTGTGACAATCGAACAACCTACACAGCATCCTACTCAAGGGTGCTGTTTTGGTTTATATTATGAGTAACTAAGAAAAGCACAATGTTTGAATCGTTAGTCCCTTACATCAAAGATCGTTTGACTAAGCATCACGAACTTTATAGTGGTCAATGTAAAGCAGAATATTGGGAAGAGAATTGTGCTTACGCATTAAGACAAGCAGGATTTGGTAGTGACTGGTCACCTGATTTTAATCATGGTGTGGGAGTAGATCAAACTACTGGTGATGGTATTAGAATCAGTAATAAAGGTGGAAAAGTATTAGAAGATCTATCTGAAATGACCATTAGTGGTTCAAGATTGACTAAACATAAAACTATATCAGATAAGTTAGAATTTCTTAAGACTAAGCATGAGGATTATATACTCTGCCTTGCAACAAATAATGATGACTGGAAAGAAACAAAGAAGTATTATTTTGTAGTCATTGATTCTAAGAAGTTAAATTATTCAGATCAAGATTGGGATGAGTTGATTGGTATTAGAGGTAAATCCAAAGGAAAAGTAACAGGTTGGGGATGTACTTCTGAAGGTTTTAATGCTAAAATACAGAGATCTATGTCAGATCAACTTTGGACTGATATAAGCAGTTCTATTTTTGAAGAAATACATGAAATCACTATCTTATGACTCTATTAGCATCCAACGATAATATATCAAATCTACTGCTCGGTGATTGTTTGGAGTTACTACCAACAATCGCAGATAATTCTGTAGATATGGTATTATGTGATTTACCTTATGGTACAACTGCATGTAAGTGGGATAGTATTATACCACTTGATGAATTGTGGAAACAATATAATCGAATATGTAAACAAGATGCTGCAATGGTGTTTACTGCTGCTCAACCATTTACAACGGTGTTGGCATCATCCAATATCAAGAACTTTAAGTATGAGTGGATATGGGAGAAACCGCAAGGAACTAATCCTATGAACGCCAAAGTCATGCCACTAAAATCACATGAGAATATATTGGTATTCTATAGAAAGAAACCAACATATAATCCTCAAATGTGGTATTCAACTCCTTATAGTGGATTTAAATCTGATACTGCAAAGATAGGTGAAGTCTATGGTGAAGCACAGTCTAAACATAGAGATAATCCTGAAGGGTCACGCTACCCTAAGACTATATTGAAATATAAGCAAGAGAAGGGACTACACCCTACACAGAAACCAGTAGGATTAATGGAGTATTTGATTAAGACATACACCAATAAAGGTGAAACTGTTCTTGATAATACTATGGGAAGTGGTACAACTGGTCTTGCTTGTGCTAATCTTGATAGAAATTTTGTAGGGATAGAGAGTGATGAGAAATACTTTAAGATAGCAGAAGATCGTATTGGATCTTTAAGTAATCCACTTACTGAGTTATTCTAATGAGAGATACTATTTTATTTGGTGATTGTAGAGAGACTCTCAAAGAGTTTGATGAGAAGGCAAGAATGTGTGTTACATCACCACCTTACTACGGTCTAAGAGACTACGGTGGAGAAGATTCACAAATAGGACAAGAGCAGAGTCCTGAAGAATTCATAGATGAGTTAGTTAAAGTATTTCGAGAAGTAAGAAATGTGCTTACTGATGATGGAACTTGTTGGGTTAATCTGGGTGATAGTTATTACAACTATAGAAAAGATGGTTGTATACCTAAGCAGACATTCTCTCAGAACAGACAAGATCTACCTAAGACAACACCAAGAAGATCTAATAAACTTGTAGGATATAAAGATAAGGATCTTATTGGTATTCCATGGATGTTTGCGTTTGCAATGAGGGCAGACGGATGGTATCTAAGACAAGATATTATTTGGCATAAACCAAACCCTATGCCAGAGTCAGTAAAGGATAGATGCACTAAGGCACATGAGTATATTTTTCTATTCAGTAAGAGTAAATACTACCACTATGATAATGAAGCAATAAAAGAACCCGCAAAGGACTGGGGAACCAGAGATAGAACAAATGGTAAGTATCACAATCCTGGAACTGGTCTAACCCCTCATACTGGTCTAACTAAATCCTATGAGAAGAAGAATAAGAGATCTGTATGGACAGTAAACAAGAAACCATACAAGGGGTCACACTTCGCTACATATCCACCCGACCTGATTGAACCTTGTATCAAGGCAGGAAGCGAGAAGGGTGACATTGTATTAGATCCCTTCATGGGTAGTGGAACAACTGCTGCGGTGGCAAAATCACTAGGTAGAGACTATATTGGATGTGAGTTACATGAAGATTATGGTGACCTGATTAGGAAAAGAATAAGTGAGTATCATGTACCAATCGAGGAAGTGTCACAGAATGGACTGACAGACCTGTTGGATAGTGCTATATTATAAATGTTGAGGGATCACTAGGTTCCTAACTACCGAACAAACTCTAGGGAAAAGGATCTTAAATGACCTTGTATTGAACGAGGTGATCGTATTACTAGGGTTGAAAGTCGGACATTACCGTTGGGGTAATTTACCACACTGCCCCTAGTCCTTCAACACTCTTTTCACTTTGATTTCTAATCTATGCCAACTGCAACTGCTCGTAAGACTTCAACTACACCACGTAAGAGAAGAACACGCAAGGCAACTGCAAAATCAACACCACTAAATACAACAGTTGAAAGTAAACTCAATGGAGATCCTATTGTGACTGAAACTGTTAAAGAAGAAGTGAAGGTTGATGTTCAAAGAAGGAACCTAACCGAGTTAAATGGTCTTGAATTGGTTATCCTTCCTCTAGTCTACCTTGAGGGATTTGTTAAATTCATTCTACAGGAGACAGGAGTTTTAGAGACTGTGTGACAATCACACAACCTGCACACAACCCCCACTAGGGGGTTTTTTTATGCTATAATGAGTATGTCCTTTGAAATGAGAGTCTTTGAGCGATTTCCTAAGACCACATCAGAGAAGAGCATACGATATGATGACCACAGAGAAGTCTGGTCAGATTATTGTTCCTACTGGTGGTGGTAAAACATTCATAATGATAGCAGATTGTAAAAGGTTAGTAACAACAACTCCTCGTAGTCCTCAGACTATTGTTGTAGTTGCACCACGCATATTGCTTGCTAATCAGTTATCTAACGAGTTTGAATCTGAAATCGATAATGTTAAGATAGCACATGTACATTCAGGTGAAACTCATCACTTTAGCACTACAAAGAGTAATGAGTTAACACACTGGTCATGCACTAATCCTCAGTATGATAAGTTAATCTTTACTACCTATCATTCACTCAACAGAGTATTAGATAGCATGGTAAATATTAACAGAATATACTTTGATGAGGCACATAATGGCACTGGTAAGAACTTCTTTAAGCAGATAAAGAGAGTTGCAGATGCACAAATAGAGCGATTCTTCTTTACTGCTACACCACGCATTTCACGCTCTAAGAATAACATTAGTGCGGAACGTGGTATGAACAATGCGGAAGTTTGGGGTAATGTACTAGAGCAAACTGACGCTAAGGAGTTAATAGATAGTGGAACTATCTTATATCCTAAAGTTATACCATTTGAGACTGATCGTGAGCGTACTAGACAGAACGCACATGAGGTTGATTGTGATAACTTGAAGGACATAATTAACTCCTTAAATGAGAAGAATCCAAAGGTAATTGTCTCTGCTCCAACAACAAGAATACTCTGGAATATGCTCACAATGACTGATATTAGGTCATGGTTATATTCTCAGCAGTATAACATTATGCACATCACATCTAAGCATGGTGCTGTTATTAATGGTAAGAAAGTTGGTAGAGAAGAGTTCTTTAATACTCTTACAGAGTGGGGCAAAGATGATACTAAGAAGTTTGTAATCTTCCACTATTCGATACTTTCTGAAGGCATAAATGTTCCAGGTTTAACTCATTCAGTTATGCTTAGAAACTTACCAACTATTGAAATGGCACAAACCATAGGTAGAGTTATCAGGATACATGAGAAGGATAGAGTATCAATGAAGGAGGGTAAAATACCTGCTGGTCAGTATAACTTATACCATAAAAGTTTTGGTCAAATAGTTGTACCTATGACTGGTAAGTATGGTGAAAGAATAGCAAAGAGATTACAGTCTATTGTTTCATATATCTTTATAGAGGGTATTCCACCAAGAGCATACGTTTAGTGTGCCAGTATTTAAACTGCACACTATTCTCCCCATTGCTCTCAAAATGATGTATTATAATAGAGTACCAAACAAAGACACCTTTATGACAGTCTCTAATCTATCTCTGCAAGCACGAGTTGAAATGTGGGCAATGGATTTGGTAGATGCTCTTGAAGCAAACTACAATACACGTTACCCTGATTCATCTAGTCCTGTAAAGTTTGAGACTAAGATAGGTAAAAAGTACATCAAGATTATTCAAGTTAATGGAGGTGTTCACGCTTTCATAGACAAGAACACTGGTGAGGTTTACAAACCAGCATCTTGGAAGTCACCAGCGAAGCACGTTAGATATGATCTAAGGATCATTAACCAACGTGAGCAGTGCCTAGCACGTGCAGATTGGGCAGGTGGTTACCTTTACTTAAGGTAAATAGTTTTGGAATGGGTTTGCCACAGTACCGCAAGGTAATACTTTGAAAAGTCACCCACTTTCGTCCCTTTAACTACACTTTAAAATGGCATTTAATCCTGAAGTTGCTCTTTTCAATCTACTAGAAGATGCACAAACAGCAGCAGAAGTTGTTCAAATTATTGATGACTTCATTGCTAATTCTTAATCCTTAAATGTACACTTATGGGGGATAATATCCCCCTTTTTATTATGACTTCACTTCGTTATTGGTTCCCTAATGAACAGTTCGCAAGACGAATTTCATTTAGGACGTATCAACAAGCATTAGATTGTATTGAAACATTTAAACAGATTAACGTCAAAGCAGAAGTAATGTTGTATTAGTGTGACAGTCTGCAAACTGTACACTTTTTTCCCATTGACCTCAAATATCCCTTATAATAAGAATGTTCAAACGAATTCAACCAATGAACAAAACAAGTCTTTCAAAAGAAGTGTATGAACAGTTGTTGAATCCAACTCCTGTAATTCGTTATTACTTCTTATCAAATCTATCAACCAAATCTACAAAGGGAGGTAACAAGTAATGCCAACTATCAAAGAACTTAACAACTTCGTTAATTATGTTTGGTCATTCTATGCACCTAACAGCGAGTTGTACCCTATTCAAGGTTTAACTAAGGGACACATTTATGATGCGTTCTTTACATATAAGAGAAGAATTGAGAAGGGTGATTTAGAATATGTTCATTATTCTTGGGGTGATGGTGATAGTTTAGACAGAGAAAGAGTAAGAGATATTATACTTGAGAACCCAAGATTTGAGTGGGGTGTATAACAATGAGAGAACTAACTACACCTCAATGGGATGAACTAATTGAACAGACTGTTCAGTTACAAGTTGATAGTATGGAAATGGAAGATTTGATTTCATTTGTAACACAAACTCTAACACAAGATTTAAGAGAAATTGAATCTAGAGAAGAGTTATGTGATGAGATTAAATATACATTTGATGAGGAAACATTAGATGAGTTAATTGATAACGTAACTAACGAAACTGTACTTGACACTAACAACAACGGAGGTAAATTCTGATGGCATTATTAGACAGTTACACATTTGAAGCAAAGAAAATTGTTTACTATTCAGTAACAGTTGGTGCAAATAATAATACTGAAGCAAAGAGAATTGCATCTGATTTTGAACATTGCCAACATTATGAAGAGGTTGAGCGTTGTGATGGATTTGAATATAAGGTCGGTAAATTGTTAGAAACAACTGATGATAAGGCACTTAAGTACATCAAACCAACGGAGGATTAACCATGACTCAATTAGAACGTGACATTGCATTTTGCATTGATGAGTTAGATTTAAGTGATGAACATATAGGAGAATTCTTAAGAGCAGCAGAGAAATTAGGTTGCTCAGTTGAATACTTCTGTGAGGAATTCATCTTTGATTGTGAAGGTGATGATGAGCAATTAGGTCGTGTACATGATGATGAACACCTAAACATTGCCGAGTTCAATGCACTTTATTGGGAGAGTTAAATGACAAATAACGTCACAAGATACACTCGTGCTGGTGATAACGGCAAGTGGATAAAATGCCCTTGTTGTTCACAAACAGCACTCGTATTTCACTTCAGTTGGAGTGCCTTAACCTGCCAATGTTGTAGGTCTTCAGTAACAAAAACCTCATGGAGATTAGCATGACTAAGTATCAACAAACAGCAAATCCAAATGCAACAAATAGTGAGTTAGATGCCAAGACTATTTTACAACGTGGCATTGAAACTCCTGAGTTGTTAGTATCACTAACTGAAGAACAAATCTCCACGATTCTTTATATCATGGAGGGATATATTGTAAATTCAGATGATACTAATGATGAACAGTTTAATGAAGATGTTGATAACATCTTTGAGAAGTTAGAGACCGCAGTTGATATTCACTATGCGGAATTAGATGCACTAACTAACATTAACCCCGAACCATTCATTACAGGATTCCATGACTAAAGTATCATTCACACCAGCACAAAAGAAAGAACTAATTGAGCAGTATGCTGAACTCTTAGTTGATAACATGGACACTAAAACTCTTGCACAATATGTGTATGATGACCTCGTATTTACATACGGAGAGTTTACATCAACAGAGTTAAAAGAGAACATAGATGATTATGACCCTGAGTTATTTGATGAGTTACTTGATAACGTAACAGCACCATCTGTAACACTAAATGTAATTAAATAAACAGTCAACAGATCTTGTGCCAGTGGGTAAACTGGCACATATTTTTCCCATTTGGGGTAGTTGCGTGTGTATAATGAGTATATACACGAAAGAACTATTATGTCAAAAACTCAAATCATCATCAACAGAATTCTAGAGGTTGAGAACTTCCAGAATGTTGCTTGCGTATGTGCTAACTGGATGGAGTTCTGTCAGGAGTTAGCAGAGTGGGGAGTTTATGGGTGTGCTAAAATCGATTTTGATGATGCTGACCTAGACATCCCAACACTTGATAAGTTCATGGTAACCGAAAACGGTTACATCAGATAAACCCAGTGACAGCATACAAAGTGGCACAAGGTCGCTTGATTTTTGCTCAAATCTATGCTATATTAAGTACATAATCAAGGAAGAGCAAAATCACTTGATTATAAAGGCAACAAACATTCAATTTCAAAATTATGTCAAATTCTAAAACTCTTTTTCAACAGTGCGTCAATCTATGTGACGACTATCTAGGTTTCGAGTGGACTCAGGGGGTTAGAACCTCTATCTTCGATTCTTACAGACGTGAGAACACTCTAGACCCTAGTCTTTCAATCTACCACTACGGTGGAGACCGTTTCGAGGTCAAAACAATGTCTTATGATGACTCAAAAGGTTGCATCATAGGCACTGAGTTTCATCTCGGTTCTTTTGATAACATCTATGACGCACAAGATTGTGCTGAAGATTATCTCAAAGACTTGGCAATGTCCCAAGTTTAATAACATTTAATTACACACATTACGGAGTTTATTATGCAACTTTCTTCAAAAACTGGTTCTATGGTTAGTGATTACTATCCTGTAAAAACACAAGACGGTGTTAAACAGTACGATAGAGTCCTTAGAATCTTAACATTTATGGGACAAACTATGTCCAAAAGAATAATGACTACTGAACAGTATGTCAATGAAGTTTATGACAAAATACACAAGTTTGAGTACGTTGATAACAACGTAGATCACTCAAATATGTGGCAGTTTGTATCATCTACGGAGGTAACTTACAATGTATAGTAGTGACGCATTTGGAAGAATCTTCTGGATTGATGAAGATTTAGAATTCAAATCTTGCCCATTAAATGTTGATAATACAGGTGATTTTGACCATTGGGATTATGTATCAGAGTGGTCAGATTGGGAGGGAGTAAATATGTCTTTACTCTTCCAAATTCATAAGACTTGCTTACATTTAAAGCAAGATCATAATAATTCTGTATCACTTGTAGGGGTATAATATGAGAACAATTCATGTTACTAATGATGAACTATATGAGTTCATTAAGTTATACGATATACTCAGAGATATGGACTTTGAGTTATCACCTAAACAAACAAATGTGTTTGACAAAATCTTATCTATGGAGGACAATTAATCATGTCAGTATTACATCACGAAGCACTATTAGAAACAATTTATGAGGAAGTATTAGAAGAATATCCTCAATTTGATGAAGAACAATGTGAGTCTATTGCTTATGCAAGATTTGAAGATTTATGCCAGTAGGTGTGGATCAACGCCCGATTTTTTGTCCCTTAGTTAACAACAACCATGACACAATTAGAAAAGGACATTGCATATTGTATCGACATATGTGACATGTCAGATGAACAAATAGGCGACATATTACGTTGCTGTGAGGATTTAGGAGGCATACCAGTTGAATATTTTGCAGATGAATTCGTCTTTGAAATTGATAACAATTCCCAGGTACATGATGATGATTACTTAAACATTGCTGAGTTTAATTCAATGTACTGGGAGAGATAAATATGGACGTAATCATCACTCCTGATTATCAACAATTACACCCTAATCCACCCATGCCAGTATATCGTGACTATGAAATTACTATTAATTTAAATGAATTAGTAGAGCATACTATCCCTCTATGTGATATTAGACATCCTGACCATTGTTTAACATCAGAGCAGATAGATGAACTCGCTCATTGTTTACGAGGAGAGTTAGATTTCACCCCTATTTTTAATCAAGCATACGCTATTATTAAGGAGTATGTAACAAAGAGTGGGGCAGAATTACCTAACGATAATGATAACAACCTCGACACAATGGTGCATTATAAGTAATACTAATTAAACCTTACTAACATGCAACCAATTATCCTAATCGCTTGGAACACGTTAACAACTGGTTGGGATAGTTACGTTGATACATTCACAACTAACGAAACAATGACTTACCTTGATTTACTCACAGAACTACAATCTTTGCCCGAAGAACTATTAACAACTAATGTTAAAGTATTCGATGAAGATGTTAACGATGTATGTGATGTTCGCAGAATTAAAATAACACAAAGTCAAGTAGATTTGATTATCTAAGTATGACTTACAATGACATGATTACAATCAACTCACATATAATAATGTTGATGATTGTCCTCGCTAATTAACACAAACCCCTAGACAAATGCAGTACAAAGTTTATGACAATGAAGAGAAATTACATGGCACGTTTGAGTCAGTAATTGACTTAGAATTGTACATGGATGCTGTTAGAAACTCTAGGGGAGATAGGTATAAAGAATTGCCTAAACATTCATGCTTTGATTATATCAAATCAATCGGATGGTTTTGGGACGTTGTTGACAATCACTGAGGCAAATTACATGCGTTTCAATGAGTTTAAGAAAGGGCAAATCGTTAAATGGAAAGATGAAATAGGAGAGGTTAATTTCATTGATAAAATGTATATAACTCTTACACTCCATAGATGGCAAAAAGACCCTGAAATTGCAAAACATAGTTGTTATCCTTATAATGAAGTTAATCTCTTAGTTAACAACAAATACTGGGATGAATTGGAGTTACAAAGTAATACGGAAGAAGAGGTAATTACTCCGCTATGTATAAATCACAAGAGGGAAGATATGAGGACGTACAATGATAGATAACGAGAACAAAGAGTATGACTTAAATGTTACTCACGGAGAACAGATTAACTATGTGTTTATAACACTTAAGGAGTTAATCATTATGCAGTGGGAGTATATCAGAAAACATAGATTATGGAGAGTTTTTAACAACAATGTGGAAAACTTACCTTGAATTGTTGAAAACAATTAAATGGTTAATTAAACTAGGTTGAGTGTTACTTACCTGTGGAAATGTGGAAAACTAATACACTCTTAGCATACAATCTACCGACTGTCAATGTTAACGAGGATATCACAATATTCTTGACAGATTATCACAAATTATGGTATAATTACCTTGTGAGAGGTACAGAAACCCATGACCTAATTTGCCCCCTATTGTTAACACATAGTATGTGACACCTGACAAAGTGGCACACAGGTTGTTGTTAGTGCTCTCTGAGGGGTTATAATAAGAGAGTAACAAACAAAGGATCAATCCTAAAATGAAACTAACACCAATCGCAGCAAATCAGAACGAGGTTACTATCAACGACGGAACACAAATCTTCTTCAGTTATAGAACACCTGTTGCAGCATATTTGCCAGAGAAAGGTTATGTTAGAACATCACAATTCTGGTCAGTTACTACATCTCGACACATTAATAAATGGTTGAAAGGTGTTAACGAAGTCACCGAAATTGACCAAACAGTTCTTGACAATCTAGCAGCATAATGCTATACTGGGGGTAACAATTAGTTGCCCCTTTTTCATGCCTATGTAACACTCAGACAGTTAAATTGATCTACTAAATGTAAAGAACTCCGCCCAAATCACAGTTGTGATGGGGGTTCTCGATGTTTGATGCGGCCCTTATATTAAAAAAGCTAGAGACCCTAACCTACAAAGGTTCCCAAGAGCAAGTGATATATAAAAATATTTTAAAAAAATTTCCCCAGTAAAAAACATGACCCCAGAGTTTTCACAAGATTTCCAAGATACACGCACATGGTTGCTTGAGACCCTTATAAGGCATGAGGGTTGTCTTGATAGTAGAATGTATGCCTGTGCTGATCTTTGTGTAAGTTCAGATTGTATAAATGATGTTAAAGATGTAGTTAAGACTTGGGAAGATTTTAAGCAAAGGATACCATCTACTTCATCAGTTAACCGTTTATGAAGACTGAATATGTCAAAAAGATTCACACTTACCCTACAAGAGGATGATTTCGGTGATACTTACATATCAATTCCAGAGGAAGTTGCCGAGGCACTTGATTGGAATATAGAAGATGTGTTAGAATACACCTTAGATGAACCTAAACTAACATTTAAAAAAAGTGATGAGTGATCCTAATCAGAATATTACAGAGTATGATCCTTGGCAAGATAATGCAGAGGCACATGAAGTACTTAATCAGTGCGTACAAGGACTAGCAGAGCGTCTAGGAGAGGTAACAAAGTATGTTTCTGATATAACTACCCCAGATAAGATATTATATAAACCAAAACATAGTGAGGAGTATCTAAATATTAAGGAGAACTACGATGAGATATATCGTAGGTTAGAAGAATTAGAGGAAAAAGTAAATGGGTTGTAAACCTGTTGGAGAAAGATATACAAATTCCTGTGTGAGGCAACATCCAGGTACTGCTGATGGTGTTAGTGTAGAATTTATTGAATATCCTGGTGCAACTATCAGGCAAGGCAATTTACCTTATAATGTACCTGCGAGAGATGGCACAACTGTTCAGTATCAATCTGATCTAGTATGCACGTCAGGTGGCAATCCAGCAGATATGCTAACTGATGGTATGTGTGGTAAGGCAAATCGCTTAAACTCTGAGTACTTACAAGAAGGAGAGAGTGCTGGAGATTGTTTATTTGTATATGACTACTATCCTACAGGTCTTTCATTTGATTTTGGGTATTCTGATACATGGATGTCATACTTATTTGATACTACTGATAAGGCAGGTATATTAGGAACACCTTGCTATCATATAGAAACAGAAGAAACTAATATACCTGAGTCATCTCCTGGTGCAGGTGATGGTAGTTATTCTTCATCATCTTCTTGTTTTCCTTGTAGTGCCTTTGACTGCACCCCCGCTTCGACCACAATATCGTATACTGTTCCACCAGAAGGAAAAGATTCTGATGACCCCGATTGCCCACATTCAACTTTATTTGCAATAGATACCCAAAGTCCTAAGTTGTGTTTTAGTTATGACTCCCTTTCAACCACGTTACCTAATGGATGTCTAGATTTTGAGTTGTCGTATGATGGAGTAACCTATACTGATAGTTGGAATGAGAATGAAACGACTGGTACTGAGTATACTACGGCACAGAACCCCTACCAGGCTGGCGACGAGTCGTTTAATGATTTTAAGATATTCAACTTAGATTCTGGTCTTGCTACAGGTCTTAGGATTAAATGTGAGATTAAACCCATATATGACGATACTAACGACCCATCTGTCTTTTCAGGCACGTCTTGGCGTATTACAGAGGTATTATCCCCTGGGACAGGCTACACCGTGGGAACCACATTTTCTCTAACTTATACTCATACCCACCCAGATAATAGTACAACTGTTCTTACTAATAACATAAAGATTAAAACAGTAGGTCCAGTACAAGCAACAGAGGGTCAAGAAGGGTTTGATGTACTAAGATCGGGTGATACACTTAACGGTCATATTGTAACTCGTGTATTTCATACCGATTTAGATAATTTTCCATACCATATAGCATATATTGATGCTTGTGGTAGTAATTTTGCTAAGGATACACAGTATACATCCGATAGGAACCACGTAATTACAGCAAAAGCAGGTTGGGGTATTCCAGACCGAGCAGCGTTGGTCGGTTTTTATGAGTTTATGGATAAGTCTTTACAATATGTTACAGCAGATATAGACCAAGAAGCACCAAATAGGTTCCATGACTTAAGAGTACCACAAGTTACTATGTCTATTGTTAATGGACAGGTAGATAATATTAGTATAGTTGATGGTGGAGCTGGTTGGCAAACACTAGATGCTGTGCCAGATGTGTATATTACCGCACCCCTAACCACCACAGGTACGAGAGCACAAGTAAGAGGTACATTTGTAGGCGGTTCGATGACTGCTATTGAGATAACTGACGGAGGATCAGGGTATTCTTCTTCACAACCACCGCAATTGCAGATAAGAAATGTGCATAAAGTAGTGGATCGTACATTTAGAGAGGGTAATTTTACCACTCATTCCACAGATCAGTTAAAACAGTTCTTACAATCACTACCTCCAGGTGATTATGAGACTACTCAAGAGACGTTAAACGCAATAACATCACTTCCAGAGTCATATGCTGATCAATATAAGGTAGTTGATTTCAAAGTTAAAGGTGATCCCGATAGACAAAGGGTAAGAAAGTTAGCTCAAAGGATGTATAGTGATAGTGCTACTGATCCATTGAGGGATACCTATGACATTTCTGACATTAATATGGATGTATTAGAGGGTAGTAGTGTAATACCTACGGAAGCAAAGGATAGTATTATAAGATATATGCGTGATAATAGTCAAGCAAATAGAATGAAACATATTGATAGGATAACTCAAAAGGTTATTCCTGAATATAGTAACCATGATAGAAGATATGTTACTACAGTACAAGGAAGAATTAGTGAATTGCCTCATGCATCGCAGTATACTAAGTATATGATGAAGCAATATAGACCAGATCCTAGAGATAGTATAGATATAAGTATAACTTTATCATGTAGTACCGTGGAAAGTGGATGTGGTCATATCACATGTCCTGCACCTGCAGGTTCATCTCCTGGTCCATATCAGTCATTTTCTATGTCTGGGTTACTTGGGGATGGGTGCAAACCGTGGACTGCGTCAGGAACGATGAAAATATGGAATGATTTAACCCGAGCTAGAGCAGCTTGGAACGCAGCGATTGCTGCATACGGAAACCCTTACGATACAGGAATGTATTTACCATAATGGCAATAGGAGCAGCGTTATTTAAAGGTAATTGTAGTGGTCATGGTACTGGTAGCGGATCTTCACACCATCCAGGACTAGGTGGTGGTATATTAAGTAACTGTCCTCACTCGGCAACAACAGGTACTATTAACCCCAAGCCCGTAGCACAGATGGATGCTGTTACAACTTGGAAGCCTACTGAGCAAAAACCCAAGACAAAATTAGAAAGAAGTGTTATAATAAACAACAAGATACCCATTATAGATAGAGATGAGCTTGTTCCACATCCTACTAAAACAAAACACTCTACTAGTTCCGCTAGTAACAGATGTTTTACTACTAGATCAAGTCCTGCGTGGCATTGCACGGAAGGAATTTCTGGTGGTAGGGAAGCTTCAGAGGGACATCAACGCAGATGTTACTCTAGTACCAAGACAGTTTGGATTACAGGGGAGCTTGCTGGTAGAATAGGTGATGATCTAGGTGAGGACACAACTGAGTGGCCTTGTCTATCAACTATCTCAGGTGGTAGCGAAGACGTTTTTATTGGAGATTAATTATGCCAAAATTCAAAAATGGTGGTGCGTGGGGAAATAGTGACTATATTCTTCCACAACCTAAAAAGACTCGTCAAGGAAGGAGTGCTCGTACTAAATTGAGTGCGACCTCAAGTAATGCTAAGAAAAAAGCATATAGAGGTCAAGGTCGTTGAGTATTATAAATCAGGTTCGTAATGCGGATCAGGTTGGGACACCAGGTGCTGTAAAGCCTGTTGTCCCTTATACTGGTGGATGGATGCAGAAGAAGTTGAGTAAGGAAGAGATGGATTATCTCTGGGATCGTATTAACGAGCATTCTGTTGAATCATATTCAGAATATCTTGCTGGACACTTAGAAGATAGTTTTGCATTGCAAGATAAGGAGGCATGGTTCTATCTCAATACTCTCGATCCGCTAATACAAGACTTTTGTCATAACTTTGGTAACTATGGTGACAAAGTTCCCGTTAACTCAGTGCATCCCTATAGTTTGCATAAATGGTGGGTAAATTATCAGAGAGCAGGTGAATACAATCCTACTCATGATCATCACGGACTTTGGAGTTTTGTTATATGGATGCAAATACCATATACTCATGATGAGCAAACAAGTGATTCTATATCAAAAAAGGCTGGTATTAACTCAGGTCATGCAACTAATGGATCATTTGAATTTCATTACACGGATATATTTGGAAGACCATCATCTTATTGGTATGATAGTGCGAAAGATTTAGAGGGTACTCTAGTCCTATTTCCGTCTGTTATGAGACATCAGGTTTATCCTTTCTATAAGGAACCAGGAAATAAGGATTATAGAATAAGTATTTCTGGTAATATTGTTCTTAATACAAATCAAAGGATACCAGTAGAGATGAATACGGATCTTTCTGAAGAACTTGATCCAGGAATGATGGAAAGGAATCATCATGGCACAAGAACGGAGATAGTACAACCGCCTAAAGGTCAGAAAAAGATTCTTGGGGAATATGTATACCCCAAAGCACAAGAAATAAATGAAATTTTATTTCATACTATACAAGATAAGAGACCTCATGATGAACGACCTTATGAAGCTCATTGTACTATGACTGAGTGGGATCTTTATAGTAGTGAGACTATTGTACAAGATCTAGTAAAATGGATTTATGGTAAAATTGATGCAGAATTTGATCCACCAGATCATGATTCAAAAACAATAGAAACTTGGGGAGTTACATATAAAGCAGGTGAACGTATTGATTGGCATAGTCACGGCAATGCTTCTTATTCATTTGCGTATTATGTTAATACACCACCAGGTTCATCACCACTTCTACTAAAGGATCCAGATGAAATAAAGGAAGCGAGAGCTGGCAACGTTATCATTTTTGAGAGTAGAAGAAAGCATATGGTTCCACCTAATTCATGTAGTGATCGATGTGCTGTTTCAGGTAACATTTTCTTAAAAAAACGTAGAAACTAATGACTTTATCAACAAGATTAAAAGAAGGTACTAAAAAATCACATAATGCAGCAGAAAATACTAAATTTGTTGCAGGTTTCCTTAGAGGAGTACTAAACCCAGAAGAGTACCGTAAACTAATCACGGACTTTTATTATGTCTATGAGACAATGGAGGAAAGGATACAGGAAACTAAAGATCCTCTAGCAAGTACATTGAAACAATGGGGTGCGAAATTATTTCGTACTGCATTTCTTAATAGAGATCTTAGGTATTACTATGGTCCTATGTACAGGAGTATGATGACACCATCAGAGGCTTGTAAGACATATTGCTATAGACTTAATGAAATTGCAGAGAAGGATCCATATCTTCTTATAGCACATCATTATACTAGGTATATTGGTGATTTATCAGGTGGTCAAATCCTTAAGGGTATTGCTAAGAAGGCGTTAAATCCCCCTGAAGGAGAGGGATTACACTTTTACGACTTTCCTATGATAGATGATGCAAAGGCGTTTAAAACCGATTACAGAGCAGTTCTAGATGGGTTGGAAGTTAATGAACATCAGGTTAATACATTGATTACTGAAGCAAACTATGCATTCAGACTTAACATGTATATTTTTGATGAATTGCAAGGAGATGCAAAAAAGTCATTACTTAAAGTTCTATGGGGGGTTATTACAGGGAAATGACGGATCGTAATTATGAGAACTGTAATTCTCAAAATTTGAGAATCGGTATGGAAAATAGAGGTGAAATAGCTCAATTATACCCAACTCCAATATATTGGGTTCATATGGTTGATAATTTTGATGCTATACAAACAGAAATTGGTGAAGCACTTAAAAATGTAAATTTTGGAATGAAAGAAGCCTGGGGTAGTACCCATTATCTTTCAGATCCATCTTTTACTGAAAATATTATTGTACAAAGTAAATTAGATAAATTAAAAGATGAAATTGTTAACCATGTAAATTATTATTGTAAAACAATAGGATTCCCTCAGCATGATGGGGTAATTGCAACTTCTTGGGCATCTTTGTTCAAACAAGGTAATTATGGCCATTGTCATCATCATGGTAATACAGATATATCTGGAGTCTATTATTTTAAAACTGAAGATACAGA